AGAATTGCGTTGCACTCTACGCAGCGACGATCATAGATAGGCAATTTAGAAGTCCTCCACCCTCTTTGTGATTCGCGGCATCAAGCCCCACTCTTTCCCCTTGCTAGCGTCTTGGGGGTTCATGGGCGGCGCATCGGCTCCCCCACCACTACCACTCTCAACCGCCTTGGCTTCCATCTCCGCTTGCTGTTGCATCTCTAATTCAGCGTCAGTCGGCGGCACTTCCAACCCACTCTCGGCAGGGTTCTGGGGCTGAAGGGCGAGAGGGATGCCTGCCGCCTGCAACAATTTCATTGCCGCCTGTAAGTCCTCCGGGGATGGACCCAAGTCATTCTTGAGCAACATGGCGACAACTAGCGGGTTCATCAGGTCTGCGGCGCCCCCGAACGTAAAACTCATCTTCGGCGGGTCAACCGCAGGGGGAGTCGGGTCAATAACAATCCCATCCGTGTCCAACCCGTGGAGCGCAGTCATTTCTTCAATCACCAGTTTGGGATTGATATACCCTGATTGACCCGTGAGGTTAAGGTACTCCTTAAGCTGTTGAATCCGCTGCTTACTATCCAACAGCACAGTTGAATCAGGTCGGAGGTAAAAAACATATTCGTTCGCAAGAGATCGTTTGTCCCACGAGGGGTCCGCAGCCTGCAATTCCTCAAGGCCCGGAATGTCCAGCTTGTCATGAAGGGCGAGTAGACCGGCCATGATACGAGCCACCTTTGCGAGATGACTTTCGACCCGTGACCGTTCCTGACCAATGCGGGTTTGGAAGTTTTGCTGAAGAATACCCGCTTCTGTCGCACTCTGCCCGTGTTGATTCTGAGAGCCAATCTGGTTGCTACTGACTTGCCATTGCTCCTGAAGATCCCCTTTGATCATCAGGTCAAATCCGTTATTCTCCGGTGGATGGCTGGCGCGGCTAACTTCTCCGATAGCTCTTGCCCCATCACCCTGCACAGGAATGATGTTCTGAATCTTGCCCTGGTTGATGTTGTCGATCACCATAGGGTCCAGCCTATCAGTATTGCCCCACCTGAAAGGCTGTGACCTATCACGTTGCTGGATAATCTGTGTCCGACTCTTGATCATTTCAAGAATCTGCGGGCGACCAATTGCAGAATCCGATGGCGGGATTGCATCATCCGAGATATACGTGAGTGTAAGCACGCTAATCGGAAATTCGCAGACGCCAGCGTAGGTCTTCGTCTGCTCGTTGAATAACTGCCCTTTCCACGGCTCGTCAATAACCGGCTGCTCCAAGCCTTTAACAAAGACAATCCGGCGAATACGCTTGAAATACTTCTCCGTAGGGTCAAACCGATATGCCCAGTAGAACACCTCATCGTACTCAACCATCTGCTCCGGGCTATCACCCGTCCCATCGTCCCGCAGGTTATCAACCTTGGCTACTTCTCCTAAGACTTTATCCTTGTGCTCCTCGCGGAGCGTTCCGCCAGCCTCTTCACCAAACTCCAAGAGCGCAAGGGACCAAGGCAATCGGCCTGACTTCCCAATCCAGTCTGAATGATCGAAGTTGCTGCCAACAAAATCCACGTCCCACAACAGGTCTGACGGGGAGAATCGGTCAGCGGTAAACTGCACATCAATGACATCGTTAATCTCTTCTAGTGTGAGCAGACCTTGATCGGAGGCAAGCTGCAAATCCTCAGGAGAGACATCAGGAAGGTCTAGCGGCTCTCCCTGCGGACCAAGGGGAACCATCTTCTTAACCGTCGATGCCCGCATGCTGACAATAACGGCTCCGATCCCAGAGGCATTGATGGCATCCAACACACTCTCATCCATCGCGCATCCCACACTCGCCTGTGTCAACACGTCATTCAGACGCTTTCCAAATGGGACAATTGCTTGCTTGAACTTCTCCTCTTTGGCCGTTAAGTATACCTTAGGGGTCTGAGAGTATAATTGCGCGTGCTTTCCTTTAGTTAACGACCAATCAAGATTGACATTGATACGATCTTCATCCGTTTCTTGAGTAAAGGGCTTCCCACGGCGAAAGTCCACATTCTTCGCCCATTCGTCCACTAGTTCAGTGCGTGCCCGCTTACACCGCTCAATTCGCGCCTTGAACGCCTTCGGACCCTTAGGATTGGTCTTCTCGTCATCCTTGGGGTCGTCTTCATCGGCTTTCATGGGCATTGATGTCGGCTTGGCTTCTGGCAAGATGAAACTCCTTGGCGGGAACAGTCCTTATTGCGGGTCAGTGGGGTAGGTCAGCTATTCGTCCAACCTACCCCTACCCCTCTAGCAGCAGGAAAGGAGGGGAAACCTACTGCGAGCTGTTACTTGAGTGCAGATGATTCAGACGTGTATTGGGCGTTAACCTTGCCAACAACCGCTCCTGCTCCTGAGGCAAGAGTAATCACGATTTCCTGATTGGCCACGCTGGCAATGGCGGGTGATACGGCTCCCGGTCCCGCACCTGTAATATCGATGTCAAAGACAACCACTGCGGCCACGCTAATTGTCAACCGCCCACCAGTCGGAGCCGCCGAGTAAGACCATTGAATCGAGTGAATGACATGAGCTTGGTCTGCAATGGCTGTAATCGTAATAACGGCAGCGGTTGCCGCAGCAGGAACGTGAGAGCCACTTCTGAGGGCAGTCCGTGTCGATGTATGTCCGAATAGCTTTGTCAGCACTAGATATCTCCCCCGCCACTCATACCGGACATCCCAGACATACTGCACCAGTGGCAGGGTTCGTCTACCTCACGAGCTACATCTTCGCTGGCGACAACTTCAGGCTCTGCCACAACCTTCTCCTCCCGCCATACCTTCAATAGCAGGGAGAGCATGACGCAGAGGAAAACAGCAGCGAGTAGGTATCCCATAAGGCAAAGAAAAAGGGGCGCTAGGTAAGTGCCTAGACGCCCCTATAACGTGGAGCAAACGGGTAGCTACTGACAAAGACGCAAAAAGGATGCCAATAGGTGATCTACGGTCCAACCCCCAGCAACGGGCCACGAACAAGCACGGAGGAGGCTGCTCCGGTTGTAAATGCCGCACTCGCAATGTTCCAATCCTCGCTCGCAGAACCAAACGTCCACCCAACCGACTGAGCGCCCGCATTTGTCTGGTTGAAGTACTGGACGCTCCCACCCAAATTTCCAAAATCCACATCATAGACAGACGTGCCGGTTTGCGCCGTTGGTGCCCATGTCGTAGCTCCGTTTCCTACCACGCCCACAATCAAGCAGCCATCAGCGCCGGTCGTAATCGTGTCGGCTGGATTCGTGCTGGTATTCTCGCCCCCGTCAGCGGAGTCAAAGACCGCGACACCTGTGCTTGAGGTGCCGCCGATAGCTGTGAATCGAACGTTCAGCGTGCCGCTATTGGGGACGGAGATGGTCTGTGAGCCTTGCGGAGGATTCAGGATGTACCAAATCTCTACCGAGGATTCCGGTGATGCCGCAGCTTGATGGGTTGTGCCTGCTTGGGTCATCGCTTGCCCGCCGATAGTGGGGTCACCACCCGCCCGCAACGTGGCGCTTAGGATGACCAACGGGACGATCAAGACATGATCGGTTGAGTCTACTGTCACCGCATGTGTGGCGGGATTCGCTGTAGATCCTGCCTGAGACGTGGCAGCACGAAAGGTGACCGCAGCCTGCGCCTCAACTCCAACGAGCAGAACTATCAAGAAGGCGACGATGACTCTCACAGAATCCTCCGGGGTGCAGGAATGGGCGGTTCTTGATTCCGCACCGCTACCGTAAACGCGGCCCACCGCACATTGCTGTCGATGGTGAACGCGCCGGGGTCGTCACTCAGCGATGTATAGTCTCGTGCGGCCATTGCACACGCACCACCTGATGCCGTATGCGTGGGCGAGGTAATCTGCGATGTGTCGTAGCTGGTTGGGTAGGCCGTGAAGTCCACCGCACTCCCATCGGCCCCACCGATAGTGATATAGGTCGTGTCCTCCAACGCCCACGGTGGTTCCAGTAGCGCCGAGTTGGGCGCGGTAGACGTACTGACTACCGATGCACTGATGACGGGTGCTGTCACCACATGCTGGCCAGTAATCCTATACACACAGAAAGCGCTATCTTCTGACAGGTCTGTGGTAAACGTGACCGTGGCACCTTCTGCCCCGTTGGAGACTTTGTAGAAGACAGCCAAGTGTCCAACCGCATTCACCACTTCACGATCCGCAAGGATGGTCCAGCCTGAGGAGGCTGTATGCGGCGTAGCATCCGTGGCACTACCATAAAACGCGCCGATCAACAGATCGCCGGAGGCTAGACTCCCCGGCAACGATCCAACCTGCGACGTATTTGTCGTCGTGTCTACACTCACCGCTGTGCCCGCAATCACAGGAAACGCATTCAACGACACAAAGGTTGCCGCCCACAAGATTGCGCCAAAACATGCCACTACTATTTGTCGCATTATGTCCCTACAATAACGATGGTATGAGCACCCGCACCGCTGATCGTCGCCTTATAGTGGCCTTTATTCGCCGTCAGCGTTGCGGCGTTAATAGTCGAAGGTGCACCACCATCCACCGCAATGGTCCAGCTATTCGCCGGGTTCAGGTCATTCAAGAGCACCAGTGTGGACCCTGCCACTGAAGCTGTCCAGCTAATCGTAAAGCCTGTCTCTCGATAACGGACAACTTCCAAATCATCATCATGGCTCACATGCCACGAAGCAGGAGTAAGAGCCGCCCCAGCTTCCGCGTTAAACACCGCAAGCACATCAGCCCCGCCCGCTCGCGTCAAATGCACGCCTTGGGCTTTGCCAGCATCTTCCACACCCGTGCTGACTCCTGCTGTTCCAACCTGTGCTACGGTTACAAAAGTATTGAACAGCACATCATCCGTAGGGTAGATTTTGATATGAAACTTCTTCTCCCCCGCACTTACCTTGTTCCAGATGCCTGCTCCACCCGGATTCGCGGCTGTTTCGTCGTAGATGGTGCTGGCAAAACTTGTCGGGTAGACAACAGTATACGTCGCGACTTCAGACTGTGACGTGGTCCACGAGACGACACTACCCAGCACCGTGGGACTCGTATGGGTGTGCTGAACGAGAATTTTCGGATGCAGCGCATCCCAGCGATGCAAATTGGCCTGAGTTGCGGCGTTGTAAATAGACGGCACACTCTCGGGGAATGGCTTGATGACATTCGCCCGGTCGAAGATAATCACCGCATCCGTGGTCCCCGGCAGATAAATCATTTCCCGTGTCCACTCATTCTCGTAGAGGGACGGGGGATGGTAGGTTGCATAGGGGTGTTGTGACCCGCCTGTCGTGCCGGTCACATACGTGTATAGCGTGTCATGGATGGCATGCCATGCCCCGTTGAAATTCTTCATGGCGGCATACCCAAAAGCCATCGGGGAGTTGTTCCCATCCCCGGCCTGCACCGAGGGTCCGTCGTAGTCCTTTGGGTGCGTAATCGCCCATGCCCCATTCCGCCACAATTCCCAATCTCCGAACTGACTCCCTTGATGCTGCACGCCGTTTACGTTATTGGTCGCAGGGTTATACTTAATCGGTCCCCCGTAGTACGCTTGAAACTGACTGGCAAGCGGATCGGAGATATGACTATTGCGAAGGGCAAGTCGCGCTCCTGTGAAGGTATAGCTAATTGAGGAGCGCCAATCAAGTTGAGTGTCGTAAGGGTCAAAGAAGATGAACGGCGCTGAGAAGGTATTCAACAGCGACATCGACTGATAGCCCGCCAGCCCGTACAAATCTACCAGTTCCTGATACAGACCCAAGGTGCGTTGACCGGCTACAGTACCATGCAACAGACCCGAGAGCGCCATAAGCTGACCCGCGACTTGATACCGGAGGAAGGTGCGCGGAGTTTCTGTATCGCCCCACTGCAACGTCTGTGTCCTCGTGGGCTTCATCTTCAACGCCCAGCCGTTGGCTGCTGAAGGCATCCATGCAGTGATTTCAGGGAAGTAATCCACCCCGCTTTTGGTAATGACCGCGTCGTACCCTTCAAGCATGAGAGTGACGGTGTGCTCGTTATACTCCGCGCTTTCATTCCACTCCCCGCCAGATGCTAAATCCAGATAGCGGAGAATGGCGTTACGATGTGTTGAACCTGTGGGCGTGGGGTCCAAGCCACCGATGGAGGTATAGGTGAAATTCGCTACGACCGTGGGGTCTTCGGGATGAATCAGATAGTGCAGTGCTGTCCCAAAGTAATCGCCTACGACTTGGTCTGAGTCGGCTCCAACTGTCGCGCCATTCGGATGATGGATTGCTCCCCCTGCAAACGCCGCATTCCGTGACAGCGCACTCGCACGTTGGGGCGCGGTTAATGCCGGGTCCAGCCAGTCAGCCGTGCGAATGGTCCGCATCAGTAGCTCGCGGCTGGTGTTCTGCACGATACTTTTATAGGCTTGCCACGGAGCCGCTTGAAAGGGCCGATTGTCCACCGCACCTGTCAGCATGTTATCGAGTCGCGTCCACCCACGGGTCGCCCATTCAGCATTCCCCGTGACCTGATACATCCATGCGTTATACTGACCCATGTCACCATAGCACACGGCAGGCGTACCCGTGCAGACATGGCCCGTTCCATCATACCCTAGAGAAATCTCACGGATGTACTTAAACATCTGCCCGCCGAGAGTCGCAGGAGTCGCACTACAAATCCCTGCCGCAATCGTGACGGACGGACAGACTGCGAGGAAGTCCGCTTCCATGTGGTCCCACGTGTCCTGTCGGCAAGCTGTCCATGATGCGGGGTTATGCCCGGTTGGAGACACTGTCGAAGAGACACACGTCACATCAGGATTAGGGCCGGGACCGGGGTCAGGCAGGGTGGAGAATGACCAGATAGACCCGACTGTCGGACCATTATCGTTGGAAACGGTAATTTTCCAGTAATACGTGGTGCTATAGGCTAGTTGGGCGGGTTCATAGGAGCAGTTAGCCCCTAAACTCGTACCGTTGGCGATGTTCGTGGGCGGGGTATTCGTGCCGAAGTGAATCGTATAGGACAACGCGCCGCCCGCCGCATCACCAAAGGCCGTACACGTCATCACCGGAGTGCGGGTGTTGATGGTAGTGCCGTCGCCCGGAGACGGGTCGGCAGGAGCGTCTGGGGGATTCTGGACAACAATTACAGCCGCTTGCCGACTGCGGATTCGGACACTCTGCCCGGAGACAGACGTACCCAACGCAACAACAATCAGGACGAACAGGAGGCGCTTCATCGCCTTACAGCACCCGCAGCGTATAGAAGACCTTAATCTCGTTGGCCGCAACTTCCGCGACATCGGTATCCGCCGCACCCGTCACCAGCCAGCATGTCAGCGCCGTTGAAAACGTGACGCCTCTGGGGAAACTTGTCGTAAAGCCCGCACCTGCTGTGTTACCGGGAATGGCCAGATCCAATTCAACGGTTTCAGATCCGGGTGTCGTGTTCGCCGCCGTGTCATTCTCACATCGAAGATACCGTGCCGCCGCATTGGTATTCGTGGCGGTAATGGAATACAACACGCAAGGAGCCGTGCATACCGCATGCTCGTCTTCTGTTGACCCGGCACTTGTGCGGGTATAACTAGCCACACCCGCATAAGACTCCCGCACCCGTACTTCACGCGACACACAATCGATACCCACAAGTCCCGCATCACCGTTATCAACGGGATCAGGCGTGCCCGTTTCACACTTTCCCATCAACTGAGGACCGGACGTTGCCGCTGCCGAGTCGTGAACCGCATCCCCCGCCAGCACTAGGGGCGTGCCGTCTGTGGCAACAAGATTCACTTCTAACGGGCTCATCGCGGCATTGCCCTGAATGCTAATCACATCAGAGGAGGGCGTGCCAAACGTGCCGAGTGCCGCCTGCTTCGACGCAATAGCTTGGTCAGCCGCAAGAACGGTAGCGGTGACTTGGGTCGCGAACGTGCCCGCGTTGGTCACTTCTCCGCCACCACCGCCTGCTCCACCGCCACCGCCACCACTTCCGCCCGACTGAGTGGCGCTAATGACAACCGCTGTGTCTGAAGCCGCGAAACCGCTTGTCGCGATGACCTTAATCGCTCTACAGCCCGCCGCATTCGCCACATCCCAGATACCAACCGAATCCGTGACACTCGTGACAACTGTGGAACTATTCGCCGCCGACATCTTTAGCTCATACGACGTGCTATAGTTCGTTCCATCAACCGCACAGTAGACTTTCCATGTCCCACTATACGAGTCAAGCGTCTGAACCTTGACCGACCCAAACCCCCCGACTCGGTCTGTTTTCATCTCGACCGAACCGCCATTGGCGCTAATGGTGCCAGTTTCGACATCCGTCTGTAGTCGGGTAAATGCCTGACCAAAGGCAGAAGGGGCACACAGGAGTGCCGTGAATAGAACGGCTCCGATTACTCTCACATATCTACTCACGGCATATCCTCATGACGATGTCAGCGAGGAGAGAAGATCATCCTTCGATTTCTTCTCTGTCGCTGCATGCTCAGCGATAATCATTTTCAGCAGGCCGTTAAAGCCTTCAGGACCAATACGGTTGCCAATCGCCATCCGTTGATCAGCAGTCTTCGTCCGATACCGGATGTCGATCACGCCCTTCTCACCGCTGATGTCATCTTCCATCTGCACGACAGTCACGAGCCGGTCCAGATACCGACCGGGCTTAATGTGACTCAATAGTTCAATCGCCTCATCGTCAATGAAGTTGACATCGATACGGTTGCCGTTTTGCAGCACAGGAGTCTTCAACCTTCGATTGCGACTGCCGGTAGGATTGAGTTTGGACTTGACATTATGCTGGCCATAGGGAACCTGCTTCTTTTCACGATTGGCATTGGTCGCAGAAACGATAGCCGCAGCAAGTTTGTCAAAGTCACTCGGAATGTTGGCGGGGGCTGTCTCGACGGGCGCTTCACTCTTCTTGTCCACGATACACGTCCTTTACGATACGGGTTGACGATACTTACGGTTGGATAGCAATCTGCTGCACGGCTCCTGACGAAAACTTCACCATCAACTTAGTTTTTCCTGAACCATTGTCAATCGCATAGATGACATAGTTGTTGGCAGGAGGGGCTTCGGGTTCCCCGATTTCCATTCCGGCATACCCTGCCGCCAGAACGAGATGCTTGCCGAGATTTCTCTTTACTTGCGCCATATTATATCCTTCGATACATTTGTCAGAAATATGTACACATACTTCGGACAATACAACGGGCAGGTTGGCTGTCCCTGCCCACGTGAATTACCTCGCTGCCCAGCAACCAAACCGACGAATCCCGCACTGCAGAGAAGCCGTGGTTGTCGTGTTGACCATCTGGAAAACCGGCTTGACCGCTGTCGTGGTCGTCAACGCACTCGCAACCGTCTTAACGAGTACCTTGTCAACGAAATAGTAAGCCGTGCCATTCGTGCCAACCTCTACTCGCCACCGGCTGTAGGTCGCTGCCGCAGGCATTGTCGCCGCAACCGTCAGGGCCGCTGCCGTGGTAGTCTGAGTCGCCGCCGCATCAGCTTTGTTGTTCACAGCGAAGATCGTAGACGCTGCTGTCAGTCGGCTGTCCATGACGAGCGCAGCAATGTTATCCCCCGCCGATCCAACCGCACTGAAGGTCAACGTAACAGTTGCGCCAGTGACAATCGGGTCAAGGGCTTCTTCCTGTGCGCCGTTCGCATCACCTTGGAATCCAAGAATGAACGCACGGGTTACAATGTCAGTGATTCCCGTGAAGTAACACTCCACAGCCATTACGCCATTCGTCGCAGGCTTCCACAGACCAGCCGTGCCGGGAAGACCCAGCGAGCTAGAATGATCCGCTTCGTTCGTAGTGCCAAATGTCAACAGCGGTCCACCAATTGGATAACTCCGTGTCATGGCCGTATCCGCATCGTTGACTTCTAGACCCTGACCGAATGATTTCAGCCCGGTACCGGGATCAAAGACGTTACTCGCTGTCGAAGTCCCGTCCTGAGTCGTCCAACGGCCAAAGTCCGTGTTGACCCCAACGATCCCTCTCTGGTCCATGGATACCGGATACCAGTACGGCGAGAGTGCCGTGCCATCGTTCTGGAAATGCACCCCTGAAGTCTTGTCGATATACAGAGAGCCGACCGCTGGCCCGCCGTTGATGCCCACACCTGTGCCTGCTGTCCCGCTGATGGGGAAGCCCGTGCCGCTGATAATGCGGGCACCGCTGCTGAACATCACACCCTGCCCTTGCAGGATTTTGTCTACGCCGAATTTCCTGATACTCATGGATTCAATTCCTTCACAGTTGGGCCATCTACGGGAGTAGATGGGCGGGAGAGGAGGCTGTGAGGCAACCACCTCTCCCCATCCCGATTAGTCGAGAAGCGCGAGAGACTTGTAGGGGTTGAGCAGTTGGAAAGTCGCTTGACCCCCCGAAACCGCTGACCGACCCCACGCACCAAACACATTCAACTCCGCAGCCGCAGCCACAGCGTTGTCATCGGCTTCACCGTCCGTTGCCGTCGCGTTGACGGTCGCGTTGTCGGCATAGCCCGTAGAGGCATTGCCGAGTCCACTTCCCTCAACCAGATACCAGCCATAGGTGCTAGCCACCGTCGCGGCCTGAGCAATCGCCACAGGTCCGATACTGGTCGTGACCATTCGCACGGTGATGCTCAGCTCGTCATACACCACCCACGTACCAGCCGCCGTACTCGCCACGCCCGTCAGATACTTGTACTTATTACCCGCTGCATCCCATGCCACCGCACCAAGGGGGTTCTGTGCGCTCGTATGCACATCCGTGGTGTTGCCGACAACGGCGAACGGGCCAACCAAAGCTGCCATGTGATACTCTCCTGAAAGAAAAGAGGGTCAGGTAGCCGTCTACCCAACCCTCAGGCCCAATTACGCCGACTGCACCGTGAAATTGCGCGACTTCGCACCCGTGACAAGCTGAAGCCCGGAGTAGATGCTACGGGTAAACCCTTCGGCACCCTGCAACGGAATTTCCGGCCCCATGTCCTTGTAGTACTCTTTGCTGACCTTGAGAATCAGTCCACCCTTGGACGACACGCCGTAGATGTTCCCGCCGCCGAACTGTGAGAACACATAAGGCATGTTCTTGAACTGCAGTTTCAGCGCACCAGACTTGAAATTCTGGTCGCCCCAACGCTGCATCGGGGTCAGGGTCGATTCAAACCCGGCATGCGGCACCGCACCCGAGAACAGCAGACCGGGCTTCGGCCCCGAGCTACCCTTCACGGCCACGTTGTACGACTCGGTCAACTGAGCGTCGATGTCCGAGAAGTCCGCAAGGTAGGTGTTGGTGTTATTCCTCCACCACGTCTCGGTCACTGCCGAGATACCGCCAACCGTAGACTGTCCATCCGTGGGGATAAGCGTCAGCACGCCAAGGAAACCGTCCGTCGAAGTGGCGAAGATCGCCTCTTCAATAACGTTGTTATGGGTTTCGAGCGAATTGATGACGAGGGACTTGACCAATGCCACCTTCTGATTCTCAGAAGGGTTCATCATATCGTCGCCCTTACTCCACGTCATCGGGACGGAAAGCTGAGCGGGGGTATACGACGCAGCGGTCAAGATTTCGGTCTTGGTAAGTGAGGTAGGCGTCAGGTCGGTCGCCAAGAAGTCCGCACCGGGATTACGACGGTAATCAAGGGCGACTTCCAGCGTCGGACCAAACGAAACATGCTCGATCATGCCCATCGATTCCATTGTATCGAGCAACGTCGAGTCGCCCCACTGGTTGATAGCTTTCTTTGACTTGGAGACAGCCGGGAAGCTGGCTGCTACAATCTGCGAAATGGTAAGGGCCAAGGTTATAGCTCCACTGAAGACTGTTCATGAATGTTGAACAGTGGTTAATTCTGAACATCGGGGAATCTTGGATACGCCAAGTCGGATGTTCTGCTTAACCAACCAGCAGAGCGGAGGGAAGGTCAGACGATACGGGCGCTAGTGTTGACAGTCTAGCAACTGAAAGGCGAGGCGAACATTTCTCACCACTTGTGACCTACGAGTGGAGGATGAAAGCCCCCAGAGCAGGAATGTGATACCTGAGGGGGCTTTCGGTGAGATATTGGTGCTAGTCGAGAATGTTGACGAGCGAACCGAACAGGTCGAAGAGAAATTCAAACATATCACTTAGGAAGTCAGCAATTATCGTGCCAGATCAGACTTTACTCTTCACTTTGGCGATAGAAGCCCTGATAATGTCTTCGACTGACTCAGGCTCAGAGGCAACTGCCACCGCTTTAGCCCCTGTAGCCGCCGACGTTGACGTGGGGGCGGCTTTGATCTTCTTGATGGCGTTTGCCTCCGCTTCCTTGATTTGCTTCTCTAGGGCTGCTTCTCGCTCCGTAATGGACCCTTCTCGCCACAGGCGGTAGGCTTCGTGGAGACTGCGCTGGTCAGGGGTAATGAAAGCGTAGATCGCCTGCTTGTTCTCCTTGAAGCCTTTCCAGTTCGCTTCGGCATGCGCAACCTGTTGACGCACACCCACAAGATTGCGTTGAATCTCCTGCTCTGCCTCATAGCTCCGAGCCATAGGCATCTTTTGGACTTCAGCCATGATTTCGGCGCGGACTTGCTTGGCGATACGGGCATTCTCAAAAGCTCTCAGCTTGGCATAGCCGTCTACAGAGTAGGTCAGTTGCCCATTACCCATGTCAAGGTCAGGTTGGGGCATGCTGGCATCGTCCACAGTGGCTGGTTGGTTGGCCGATGCATCAGTACGCAAGTATTTTGCGTATTCCGGGTGAACCTCAAGCAGCATGCGAACGTACCGCTCCGGCTCGTTCTCCATGATGGTCAAGACATTGCTGGCAACAGCTCCCTCATTACGGAGATTCTGCACTTCAGCCTGCAAGGTGGGGATTTGGGCCGCATACTGCTTAACCGCATCCACAGGCCGCACCCCAGTCGGAACCAGAGCACCTGTGACTTCTTCAGCAAACTTCCGCTCCCGATTCTCCATGATTTTTACAGTGCGGGAGTGTGGGATGCGGTTTTCCTTGCCGTCAGAGCGGATTTTCTTGAATCCCTCCTCTTCCAACAGCTTTTCCGTCTCGGATAGCTCCTTGGGCGGTTCTGGAACGACTGCCGGGTCTGCTACCTCTCCTTCAGGAGCAAGAGCGGAGTCTGCGGAAGGGTCAGGAGCGTCATCAACAGGCGTCTCGTCCTCAACGATGGGCTGATTGGAGTCCTCTGAGTCGTCCTCCCCCTCTCGACCGGGCAAATCAGCAATACTGGACATAATAGCGGCGTCGATATCGTCGGGCATCATCTCTCCTTATGCGTGTTTAACGGATTCACTACCTAATCGCGTCTGAGTACCGGGTTTTGGCCGCATCCAGCGGGGGACTTCCTTCTTGATGACTTCCTTACTGGTCCCAATCACTCCCATGCAGTAATACGCCAGCGCAATGACCCAATGATCATTGCCGTCAGCTATTTTGCGGGGATCAGTCTTGTGGACCCGCATTTCAGCCATCGTGCGGATCAGCATGGGGCAACCGGAGCTATAAAATTGCACCTTGGGCTTCTTATCCTCCTCTACAAGCACATTGAGGTATTCATGAATGGCATATCCGGCAGCAGCTCTGTCATTCTTGGAGGGTGTAAGGGGGATCTTATTGTTCTCAAAGATATCCCCGATACTCGTATGGTCTGACGCTTCTGACCCAAAGAACATGCTGGGGTCACAGAATGTCTCGGCAATCCTCATCCCCTCAGATTCAGCCCTGATGTCCCGCGCAACGTCCTTAGCAGGCGTCGATTTCCAATGCTTTTCCTTAAAGACGAACGAACGACCATTAGGCAATACAGCAATCCACAGACACACAGCGGGGTCAGGGGAAAATCCCCAATCAAGAGCGCGATAAATAAGCATCCAAGTATGTTCTCGAAAGCCCTTATCACGATAGGTGGGAAACCGGTCTGTAACATGCCACGGAGAGCCATCCTTGAGGAAGGGCTTGTAATCGTGGAAGTAGGCTCCTTCGATGATCCACTCACCCTCCAGCCATGCCCTGCGGAGATGGTCAGGGAGTTTGGATAGCTGCTTGATGTACTGAACCCGGTCGATGTGAGGGTTGTCATCGAGAGTTGTGTGGATTGCGAGGTAGTCATCTGGGTTGTAGTCGGGGTCATCTTCGGGCAACACATCTTTAATAATGAAGTATTGCCGGACTTCTGCAGCGCCGACTCCAATAGGATTCGTTCCACCACGAATGATCGCCAGAACATTTTCGCCCTCTTCTTCTTCGGGTACTCGTAAGCAGGAGCCAATCTTCGTCACCATCGTCCATGTGAAGGTGGAGATTTCATCGAAGTAGATGGCGTGGTATTCCGACGACAGCAGCTTCATCATCTCTTCTTCGCCTTCACAGGACGCGAAGAAGCCTTGGGAGCCATTGGGATAGGTCGCAATGGCGTCTGTTTTGTGGAAGGAGCCCCCCATAGCCAGCATTTCACGGGGCATGAATTTCAAGTGGGACTTCTTCAACTCCCCCATCGTGCGGCGAATGACTAAGTAGACAAAGCCGGGATGCGCCATAGCCCGCATATGGGCGTCATTACGAATCCAGACGGACTTCCCTGTACCTCGGCTCCCCTCTAGAATCAGGTTGGGGACAATAGATTCGTGTCCGTCTAGCTGCTTGGGGGTCGGGACGTACTTATGGACAATCTTGCCGCTCTTAGGGTGGCGGACAATAAAGCCATACGCATCGGTCCATGCCTGTGTGACCTTGCCGTCTGCGTCAAGAAATGGCGGTCTAGATGGCATTTGAGGATCCAGCGGTATAGAAGACCGGAGGGGAGCATTTCCCACACTTCTTGAAGGGAAGCCTATGCTGGCACCAAAGCGTCATGAACATCTGGCGCTCATAGTCCTCACTGGTGGGTAGTTTGTCTTGATCTAGCTCGTTCAGCATTTCATGTAGACAGCGGTCCATGAAGTCGAGGGGAGGGGAATCTTCAGCCATAATCAGACTGGTGTAGGGTGGGACAAGTGGGGTGGTGTAGCCCACATACCTTAGTATGGGTGTTACACACCCCTTGAGATCATAGGGTTTTTATTAACAAAAACCCTTAAAAAGGGTGGTGTAGACGATTCTGAGAATATCGTCCTACACCACTTGCCATAAAATCAGAGTCAAGAATTGCTAAGCATTTGCCAAGGTTTCGTACGTAAAGTGGTGGGCTAGCGCCTATTTTTGAAGACTTTCGCCTCATCCAACCCTTAATTATAGTAATTACTATGCCCCGCCCCGGAGCATCCACTGTCTGTGGGCCTCTGTGGCCATATGTTCAAGGTCTGCGGCCATACCCTTCAACCGCTCTGCCTGCTCCGCGCCGTACGGCAGGTAGCCCTCGATCACCTCTGCTACGCCTAGGAGCAGATCAGGATACGCTCTCAGTTGAATATCAATGCGTTCCTTGGGCCTCTGGCATCCATGGCACAAACTACAGTGTGGTCGTTGGCAGGCCATTACTCCACCCTCTCGGGCCAATGCCACGTGCCCTCAAGCAATCCACTCTGCTTATAAGGAATATGGGCCAAAAATACCACCCCTGTTGGCTCAAAGACCGCAAGACTGACCGCTTGCACACTCGCCGCGACTCCTTCTTCATGCACTTCGGTGATCATCGCGGCCCAATGAAACCCTCTGTCCGGCTCCACATAATGCACGATTCTGCCTACACTTGCCTTCATCTGCTTAACCTCCTTACTGCTAACCAAAGTCCCGCCGACTTTTACTGCTACAACTATCAGTGTATCGGGCCCCTTC